TTCGTGTGTACGGCGAACTCGCTCAACATTCCCCCCCCGCTGCTCGATCGCATGGAGGTGATCAGGCTGCCGGGCTATACGGAGGACGAGAAGCGCAACATCGCGCGCCGCTACCTGGTGCCCAAGCAGGTCAAGCAGAATGGTTTGAAGGAGCGCGAGCTCAAGATCTCAGACAGCGCCGTGCTCGACATCGTGCGTTACTACACGCGCGAGGCCGGCGTGCGCAACTTGGAGCGCGAGCTGGCGAAGATCAGTCGCAAGGCGGTCAAGCAGCTGCTGCTCGACAAGGCCGACAAGAAGGACGGCACGATAGCGGTGTCGCCGCGCAATCTGGATAAGTACCTGGGCGTGCGCCGCTTCCGTTACGGCAAGGCCGAGGAGATGGACCGCGTCGGCCAGGTCACGGGCCTTGCATGGACCGAGGTGGGCGGAGAACTGCTGACGATCGAAGCTGCCGTGGTACCGGGCAAGGGCAAGCTGCTGCATACCGGCCAGCTCGGCGAGGTGATGCAGGAGTCGATTCAGGCGGCAATGTCCGTGGTGCGCAGCCGCGCGGCCGTGCTCGGCCTCGACGTCGATTTCTACCAGAAGCACGACGTGCATCTGCACATGCCCGAGGGCGCGACGCCCAAGGACGGCCCGAGCGCCGGTATCGGCATGTGCACGGCATTGGTGTCGGCGCTGACGCGCATTCCGGTGCGCTCGGATGTCGCCATGACCGGTGAGATCACCCTGCGCGGCGAAGTGCTGCCGATCGGCGGGCTGAAGGAAAAGTTGCTGGCGGCGCAGCGCGGCGGCATCGACCTGGTGCTGATCCCGGAGGAGAACCAGAAGGATCTGGTGGAAATCCCGGACAACATCAAGGGCAAGCTGGAGATCAAGACCGTACGCTGGATTGACGAGGTGCTGCAGGTGGCGCTGACACGCCAGCCGACACCACGCCCGGAGACTGCCGAAGAGGCCGATCCGGTCGCGGCGACGTCGACCAAGCCGGCGCGGCGCGGCAGGCGCAATAATAAGCAGGTGCAGGCGCACTGAACCATGCCCGGGATTGCCGGCGGTTGGGCAATCCCGGTCGCGGCGATGCGCGCGTCCCCGACGGGTGCTTAGCTCAGCTGGTAGAGCGTCGCCTTTACACGGCGAATGTCGCAGGTTCGATCCCTGCAGCACCCACCAATTAAATCATGCGCTTAGTAGTTCGTAGTTAGATATACCTGAGCGGATACGGAGGCGGGTACGGAAAGTATAGGGGATTGGCGCCTGTACTGAGCGCGACTTAGGCGCTACAACCTGTCCCATGAAGAAGCAGCGTCCAGAGCCTAAAGCTGCTGCCTGGGCGGTGATTCTCGAGCGCGGCCATAGCGAAGCGTTCATCGCGAAAGTCGAGAAACTCGAAGCGCTCAAAGCTTGGAGGTCTCCCTTCCGCAAATGGCTCGCCTCTGACTCCGACTTCGCCGTCGTCGCGATGCCTATGCGCGCTGGTCCGGTCAACATCCGCACCGCGTACATCGGACAGCGGGACGATCTGCCCGAGGCGATAAACCAAATCACCGATTACCTGGCCGATCACATCGGCGGCGGCAAACGCATCGCGTGGGCGCAGGGTGGCACTCTGGCCGCCGAGACGAAGGAAATGATCCGGGAGACGCTCGGCACCCTGCCGCCGCCTTGGGCGTTTAACTAAGCCGCGGAATTTGCACTGAATACGGAGCTCAGCCAATGACCACTGCCAATGACGTTGCGGTGTGGATCTCGGGCGGCAGTCTTTTGCTGTCGGCCGCTGCGCTGTGGCGCTCCGGTAGGGTGCGTGTGTTGGATATCCGGACCAATGTCCGCACGGATATTGCGGAGTTGCGTTTGAGACTCGACGCGCTATCTCAGGCGATACCCGCCGCGACGCAGTCTCGCGCCAACGCGGCATCTGCGATCGGGACCGGGCGCGCGGCTCAGTTGTTTAAGCAAGGTGCGGACGCCGATATTGCAACGATCAAGGGACTGACCGAACAGCTCGATCAGATTGCGCGCATATCTGTGCTTTCGTCATACAGCCAGATTGAAGCGAAATCCGTGGCCGCCAGAGAAGTTCGAATTAGGCTTGAGCAACTCTCAGCCAAATACGAAGCGGCGGCCGATGACGACGCCGCGACCCGCAAATACCTGCGTGAGAGTATGAGTGCCGCGGCGGCGGCGAGGATTAGCCAGCCTCCGCGCCGAGACTAAGGAGATGTCCTTGACACCACAGGAACTTGAGAATCTGAGGCTTTCCGCGCGGATTGCCGCTTTAGAAGCGATCGTGGCGGGTCTGATAAAGAACGGAACTCACTCAGCAGGCGCTCGGCAAGAAGCTGCGCGATCCGTAGACCGCTGGCTGGCGGTCGCTCCGGAAGCGAAGTTCTCTGGCCTTTCACCAGAGGACGCCGACCTTTTCGCGGCTGAATTTCAGAACGCAAAGGAAAACTTGGCTTCATTTTTTAATAACTACCTCGGCAGCTAGCGGCCGAATACGCGGCTCAGCAGGCTCGGAGGCACCGGGGCAGCCGCAACGGCCAGGGTTTCCTCGGGCGGGAGGTCGGGCAACTCCTCCTCCTCTCCGCGCCGCACGGCCTCCATGTGGGCCACCAGCAGCGCCGGTTGGCCGCTCAAATCTTTTTTGCTGCGCGGCCCGACCATTCGCGGCCCGTTCAAGTCGCGCAAGGACGGCCCCCGGTCAAACTGCAGGGGCGGGGCAACCCAGGGTTCCGACGTCGTAGGCAGCGTGCCCAGCTCCCGAAATAGTTTCTTGATGCCTTCCAGGTCAATCGCTGGTAGCTTCCCTCGGGGCGTGTCCAGCGGCGAGCCCCCGCGCCAGGCGCCGGCCACGCGCATGACTGCGGAGACGAGTTCCATGCCGGGGCCGTTGCTGCCCGCGTACTCCACGATGACCGCGGGGTCGTCGCCGGCCGGCGCACTGAACGGACTCCAACTCCTGCCCGGTGCCACCTCATACTCATCGAAGCGTAGCGGTCGGTGCTCCGAGCCATCGGCGCCGCTACGTACAGGTCCGCGCCCGAGCCCCTGCCGCTCGATGACGCCGAGAATGGCCGCGCGCAATGTTTTGTCGGCCGCCGTGACAATCAACGATACGACGCGGCGCTCGCGGTCATTCGGCATGCACAAAATGCCCGCAGGATCGTCCGCAATTCGATATCCGCGCTTCTCGAGGGGCGAGAGCACGCTACACGGCGCGTAGCCGTTTTCGCGCAAGCGATCGCGCACGGCGCCGACAGTCAGCTCGCCACTCATGACGCCCGCCCGCGGCCGCCGTGCCCGGATGTCGGCCAGACTCTTGCCACCGTGCCGATCTCCGACAGCGGAATGTAACCGCCGCCACCGCTTCTAGCATCGAGCGCCACCGACGCTGATTTGCGCGACTTGACCAGATCGACCATCGCTCCGTAAGCGCTAGGGTGTATGCCGTCGATCGGCACCCCGGCCTGCTTGAGTGCGAAAGCGTAGATGGCCTCGGCGGTGTCCATATCCTTAGCATCGAGAGCGATGGTGCCGACGATGGGTTTCACGGCCTCCCGCGCTGCGAAGGCCGCGAGCAGTTGCTTGCGCATGGTTGCGCCGGAGTCGTTGCCACCGCCGAAATCCTTGCGGTGATCGGCTTCGCTGTCGCGCGCCCGCTTGCTATCGCGAGCTTTGCGCCATTGGTCCCGCGCGCGCTGGCGATCCTCGGTACTCATCGCCTTCCACTCATCGTGCGAATTGTTGTAGAAGTCGTGAGCTCGATCTTCGCCCTCAAGCTCGGCCTCTTGGTCGCGTCCAAGTTTCGGCGCCGTGCTGGCGACTTCGCCGAGCGCAGCATCGAGCGCGAGTAGATCGACATTTGCGGCCAGGAACGGACGCAGCTTCGTGATTGCAGTTAAATGCTTCATAGATTTCAATTCCTCGGGGATAGAGTCCGCCACCATTGCGCCGGGAACACGGCCCTCGCTCACCAGGGCAATGTGCTGGCAAGCCAGCTCGCGCATGACCCCGGCATAGGGCTCGCCTTCATACGTGCCCGGAGTCATGTCCGCGCGGTAGCGATAGCCGCAGCTCAACTCTCGCTGCTGTTCCGATTCAATCAAACCGATCGCCTCGGCGGTCCACACCATAAGCGGACGGGCAACCAAGGCCCCATCCTCGAAACTCACGGTGCCGACGCTGCCGACCACCAGATCCTTGCGTGGCGCCGCGGCGCTGATCGGCGTGTGTTGGATCAGCAAAGGCTTGCCGGTGAATGTGTCGGCCGCTTTCTCCAGCTCTGCGGGATCACGCAGCAGCTTGTAGACTTTGTCCGGCTGCAATCCGAGCGCGGCGTAGTCCGGTATTTCCCGCCCGAGATAATCGGAGACGCAGGCCCGACTAATGACGCTCTGCTCAACCTTCAAATGTCCATCGGCATCGACACTTCGCATCGATCGGTCATAGGCGATGGCGCTCATTTCTTCCGCTCGAACCTCAGGACGTTCCCGCCGACTGGAACTTCATCACGGTCGGCACCCTCGACGCTTTCGATGAGCTGCCGAGCTTTAGCGATCAGCGCAGACCGATAAGCAGCCCGCAATTCCGGGTTAGCAACGGCATCGCGTGCGATATAGGCCAGCACGTGCGCGTGGATATAGGCGTCCGCTAGCCAGCGCGGTGCGGTGCGCTGTCGCGCCCAGGGCCAACGCACGGTGACTCCTCGCCACTTCATTCGTGATTCCTGTAGGGATGCGCGCCCCGGAATATGCTGTCGAAGGAGATATAGGGCCCGTCGGAATGACTGCTGCCCCGTCCGCCGCGACTGCCGCCGTAACCGCGCACGCTGTCGGCCGCGCCGCCGCTTCCTTCACCGAGCAGCTTCATCGCTTCGCGCAACGGAGCGCGCACTGACTCGAAATCGACCGCGGGCTCGGGCTCGGCAGAATCCATCGCCGCTTCAACGCAATCGAGTGCGCCGCGTAAGTGATCGCCGAGTTCTTTGAGACTGACAGTCGCCATATTCAATTCCTCCAAAGCAAGGGGAAACGCCACCGCATGCCCCACCGGAGACACGCGGCGGCTCCCCGCTCATCGCGGCCCGGCAGAGTAGGAACGGCTTGCCGATCCAGCGAGAACACGATCGAGGATGGCAGGAATGTCCGTGCGAAACACGCCCAAACATCAATGCATCGCAAGCACGCTCGGCGAAATCTTCATCGGCATTTTGCGTGGCGCGTACGCGATGACGATCGCATCCGCCAAATTCGGGGATCGTTCGCCTTCGCCCAGCTTGTCGATCTGCAGCTTGCCGGTGGCACTCTGCGTCACCGTCGCTTGCGATAGCTCAGCGATCAGGCGCGAGAGTTCTGGAATCTTCGGATTTATCGATATGAACGCCTCGCGATCGAACGGCTCGCCGCGCGAGGCTTTGAAACTCTCTTGGAACAGCATCCGGCAGTGCCACCAGGCTTGAGCTTTGCGGTTGCTGTAGTAATCCTCATTCTTGCGTTTCGTGCGCGGTACCAGGCGATCAGGGAACATCGGCGATGCGCTGCCGCGATACTCGGTTACGTTGATCGGTGTCTCGCGCTTTTCGTTCAGCACGCGGGCATCGCCGCGAACACCCGCACCCAATCCGTCGCAGTCAAAATCGAACGCGCTCAGGTTGTGATCATCGCACAGCCGAAATGCTCTGGCAGTCGTGCCGTAGATGTCGCTGTTAGCACCGCTCCAGGATTCCACGTGCTCAAGCAGCACACCGTGGCGTACCGCAAATGCATTCTTGTCGCCGCCGCGGTCTGCAACGTCAAGGGCGGCGAGCCGCACGCCCGTGGGTTTTATGCCCAAGCGCTCATGCAGGCCGATGGCCGCCTGCACCCAAGCGGCAGGAATAACTACACCCTCGACCGCAGCGGCGAAGTTGCAGTCAATCTCCTGCGCAACAATCACCGGGTCCATCGTCGCGACCTTTGCCGCGTACCAGGCATCGTCTTTGCGTGGGTCATCGCGCCACGTCAGGTCAAAGCGCGGCACTGACGGATTGTGCGCACGCTCGTAAAAACTGTTACCGACCCCGTTGACGCTGCTCAGATCAATGCGGCAATCGGTGGTGGCGGCGAGCGATGCGTCGATCAGCTTCGGACGCTCGAAATGGGCGCTCTCATCCACGAGCACGAGAGATTTTCTTGAGCCACGCCCCGTTTGATCGCCGGCCTCGCCCGTGATGCTGCTGCCGGTCGCGGGAAAGTTCACGCGCAGGTATGCGCTCGACTTGTCCTGGGAGTAGCCGCCCGAAAACTCGGGCGGCAGATAGCGTAGGAATTCTCGCATCTTGTGGAACAGCGTGTCGGGGTCGCCGCTGCGGTCTAACTTAACCTCGGTCGCTGATGCGATACCTGCCGCAAAGTTCGTGCGGAAGATGCACAGACTTGCGAGCAGCGCCATCGACACGACGGACGCGCCAACGTCACGGCTCTTGACCACGACACCGGGCTCGCCGCGCTGCCAGCGCTCAAGCATCCACTCGACCAGCTCGCGCTGTTTCGGCCAAAGGCGCAGCGGCATGAGTGCGTGCTTACCCTTAGCCACTTGTCGCGGGTCCACGCACATGCCGTGGTCGCTGATAAAGTCAGCCAGGTGCGCGGCGTAGTAGACGAACAGGGCGGCAATGCGGCGCGGGTCGGTACGCATCCATTCCAAGCGCCTGTCGCGCTCGCGGGTCGCCTCGGGCTCGGCGATGTACCGTAACGCGGCCTCGCGCATCGAGGCATCGGCACTGTCGAGCAGGGCGGCACGCTCAGTGCGCGTGTCAGCGGCCAGGAGCGATGCTGCAAGCTCAACGTAGGGCGGGGGAGCGCACATGGCCGCGTAGGCTTGAGCCGCTATGGTGTCGAGCGTTGCAATGGAATCGTTCACCGGGCGGGCCTCAGCGAGTCGAGAAAATCGAGCGCTTGCTCATGCGTCATGTCCTTGAGCGCAGGGACGTTGACGTGCGCCGTTACCGACATGCTGCGATCGATGTGCATGCCGCGGACGCGGTGCAGTTCGAGGCGCACCGCCAGCGGATCATTGAGCAGCACGCGCTTGACCGTGCCGTCCTGGTATAGCTCGATGCCTCGATAGAGTTTGCGAGAGCCGGGGGATACGTCGGCCGTGTTTGCGAACCGAACGCGCGGCACACCCGCGCCGTCGCATTGGCCGCACTCGGCATTCGGCTCGCGATCACCTCGATAGCCGAAGCCACCAGATGCATCAGGTGCGGGAAGAGGGGTCCGCGTGTCGAGCGAAGCACGGTAGCGCTCGATCGCTCGGGCCAGCTCGGCGTTGTCGCGCCACTGGTAATGCCCGCCCTCGCCGTGGCAGTAGCGGCATGCACCGACCGTGAGCGACATGATTTCGTTCACGTCCGCCGTCGCCATCGCTTCAAGGTCCGCGATCAGCTCAGCCGCGCTCATTAGCGTGCGCTCGGATGCTGCCTGCTGCAGCTCGCGGACGCGGCGGGCGACCTTGGGAACGCGCAGGAGCCGATAGGCGTTCACGCGCACCGTGTGACGGCTGGTCGAGGGCTCAGTGTCGTAGGCCGCCGCGTATGCGTCTGTAGCGACTCCGCACTCGGCAAACAGGCGAGCGAACGTCTCCTGCCGCGCAGTCAGGCCGCCCACTTTTGCAGGAGCTTTTTCAGTACCTGTGTCCGTACCGTCTGAGAGTGGTTGCTGTATTGCCTTGTTTTCTAGCGTTTCCATACTGATGACATTCGCCGTGCGAGGGCGAACACTACCACAATCGTCCTAGGAAAATAGGTGTGGCGCGCGCGACAAAAGTTTTCCAGGGCGGCGCCGGGCGTTCGCTGCGGCCACCAT